TTCTTCAGAGACCTCAGGTTCTTCAGAGACCTCAGGTTCTTCAGAGACCTCAGGTTCTTCAGAGACCTCAGGTTCTTCAGAGACCTCAGGTTCTTCAGAGACCTCAGGTTCTTCTGATGATTCGCTAACCAAGATACTGGTGTCTTCTTGGATAATGAAATTAGATACATACGGGAAATAATCTGCAGCTATCTTTATTTGATCTTCCCAGTCTTCGGTCGGGACCAAAAAGTAATCAACCACCGTTTTGTCCAGATCATGCTCTTCCTTGGAACCAGAACTATCAAAGGTTTCGGAGTCAAATATTCTAAGTGTCACAATATCCCGATCATACAAATACGCGTATGACTCAGCGAGTTCATCTGAAAACCTCAGCCCCAATATCATAAAATCATCTTCTGGTTGATCTGAAATTGGATTGTACACGCACTTACTAAAATGTGTACTATCAGTATTCCGATTGTATTTAGCTTGCATCAACAAAACATCTCTAACGGTTAATTCAAATAACTGCTCTGAACTCAAACCGACCGGACTGGCTAACTCAGTTATGACATTTCGGTATGGAACTGCTAAAATATGATCTAACATCGGCATATCGTCAGGGATACCATGGAATAGCGGAATATTCATTATTTCCGCTTTCAATATTTGGAATAGAGACTCGTCAATTCTTTCTCGAAGATCGAGCTCGGGACTAATCTTAAATTTGGCTGATATCTCGTCAATCAACACATCACCGTAAGAAATTACAGTAACGTCACAAGTTTCAAGAGAATTTACGCCTCGTCTTTTAAATATCTTCCAATTCCAGGACACTGAATCGTCCTGGAATCTTTTTGACAGTAAATGTTTACCAGATCTTTTGGTACCAAATACTAGAAACACTTTACGTTTGCCAGTATCCATTATTTATATTTTAAGCCGAGAGGTTTAAGTACCTACTTTTAACATATTTTGGAAACATGTGTGGCTTTAATTTCCTCACAAACTTGCTGTTTGGCTTGAAAAATATTTAAAGCAGTTAGTAACGGATTTTGGGTAATTACACCTGTAACCATCCGTTCAGTGTTCATATATTGATGGTACAATTTAGTTGTCTGTGTCTTTAAAGCCTGAATAGCAATTTTCTTCGGACCTTCACAACGTTTGATTACTTGTTTGGTTATCCATATTACTAAATCAACTTCGGTTATGAACCGATTACCAGTATCCTCGACATAGTAGTATCTGGCAGTATCTACATGCTCCTCATATCCCCGTTCACTTAGAATCCTAAGTATTTTAGCGGCACCGACCTCAATACGTTTCGATCTTTTAAATTTAAGTATATCGTGATACGCAATTCCAAATATCCGATCAATGATGTTTTGACCATTTTCGACGTAGTATAGATAATCTAGAGTTTCTTGATCAGGTGTACCGATAACTTCATAGTATTGTTCTGGCAGTCTCATTCTTTGTCCTAAATTTGTCTCACCTCGTACTACTAAGTATTTTAACTTTGATCCAGGTTCGGCCGGTCTACCTCTACGTTTAAGCTCTTCAGAAAATACCTTCATAAAATAGCTGTCAGACTTATAGTCTTTACCTAAACCTTTGACCATAATTAGATCATCAATTGGTATTTCCCGTCTCATAATAGCCAAACAGGTATTGAACAGATCATCGTGAGCCTTTTCAAAAGATTGGTCGAGTGTCATCTCATAATCGAATACATTCTCAATAACACCAGTATACATGTTTTTAACACATTCACATCGATCTCGTCTGACTGGTGCTACACCTTTCATCTTAATAAAGTCTTGAGAACCGTCGTCGGATTTTCCATATACTCTCATTGCATACATCTTCTTCTTGATACTAAACATATCAGCACAATACTCAAGTTCAAAATACAGAGGATCCGGGAATTCTGCCGATAGTTCTTTTTCAAGTCGTTTGCCCCATTCACGACATTCAGCTCGACTGTTAATGAACGGTAATTTAACCATGGTACTATCGGTATCGTTATACACGATAAATCCGTTGTATGTATCTTCTAGCCACTTATTACAATATTGAATAAGTTCACGACCTTTAGCGGTAACGCAAGTGCTAATCTCACCACAAGGTAATCTACCTTTTTCACCGGTACCCAGGAAACCATAGAAGGAATTACCGGTGACCTTAAGTGCTAATTGTCGGGCTTCTAATACCGCCCATTGCGGATCTGACTTATCAAGAGTTCGTTGGATCTTACGAACAGCATCACGCTGAGTAATCATGTAACTGCAAAGTCGAGGTAGGAACCCTTCAGAGATATGCTTCTTAACAAATCTGTGTTCGTGTCTGACTTCTTCGCCATCTTTGCCAGCAGTCCATTCAAAAATATGGCAATCTTCTTTGGGTATTGAATCCCACAATTCTGGTGGAATCAGTGTAGAATAGCACATATTATACGCGATAATGATACTCGGATATAGACTCTTGAAATCTAGAATAATGACATACGTATGTTTGCCAGGGTTAGGTTTGCCTACAAAACCACCCTCAAAGTCTTCTTTCTTTGCTTTAATGGTGTTCATGACAACGCCGTTCCGAGTCAAAATATCATAAACCAGCGACAGACATTTAACTTGCTCACCTCGAAGAAACGTTTGCATAGGGTCGATACCGACAACATTTGATAACTCTCTGACCTTAGTCCAGGTACCTAAATGGTCAAATAGATCGATCGGTAATATAGAATCGATTCCGCAATATTCAGAAACTCGAGTCATTTCAGATTTAGCATTAATAAATCGTTCAACAATAGCCTCACAATCTGGCACTGAGTCTAACCTTGCCAATATTGTTAGTGGCGGACAGTATTGAGCTCTTAGTTCGTCATTGGTCAATCCGTACCGGAAGTCTGGTACTTCCTTTACTGTTTGTAAAGTTTTAGCCAATTCTTTGATAGCATCAGTAGCACCTACAAATTCACCGTAAATTAAGAACATTTGTTCGGGACTTACGGGTGATTTGCCGCGTCCTAAGAAATGTTGGGCTGCCGTTTCTAAAGTATTATCTGGTAATCTATACTCTGATTTAATAACACGAAACATATCGATATCGATCCGGCCGGGTAACTCCAGATATCTAGTTTTATTGAAACCTTTGCCGCTAGAACTCCAAACTGGAGGCTCGTACAATTTTACTTCTTGACCTGGTTTGCGACTACAATGTATCCAATTACGACCTCTAAGTTTTAATCTGGCATCCAAATATTTGTAATCAAATCCTAGAGTATTATAGCCCATCATAATCTCAGGATTTAAGTCGTTAATTAACTTTGCAAATTTATCACAAAGCTCAGTTTCGGTATTAACTCTAATAATCTCAAAATTATCAATAGGGTCACAGTCACCCATAACTATCAGATATATTTTTCTGGTACCGGGTCTATTAACCTTCTGGAAAACGATCGAAATCATATAAGCAGCGTGTTTTGCGTAATGTTCTACTGGGAAAATCATGGGATCTTTATCAGACTGCATACCGTTCCAGGCTTCAATATCAAAACAAGCTATTCTGGGATAGGTGTCAAGTGTCTTAGCAATCGAAGGTTCAACGGTTGATATGTTCTTGTAACTACATACGTATTCCCGATCCAAGTTAGATATTTTGTAAATATCGGCCACTGGGACTGGATTTACCTGTAACCACTGGCAGATTTTAAAATCTTTAGCAGTCATTAGCTTACGTAAACAATTAATCTGAGTCTCATGGACTAAACATGGAAAACTACCAATACCCCTGTACGTTCTCGGTATCTGTACATACCGCTTGAACCGATACATCTCGTCCTTAGTATTAAATAACATTAACAACATCGGATATAATTGGGTGTTATCATAATAATATAAAGTTCGTTTTCTGGTGAAAGCGTATTTACTAGGTTTAGCTTTTACTTCGCTAAAGGTCTGACTTATGATTTTCTTGATTTTCCGGTCAGTCCATTCGACAATTTTGCCCCCAATTTTGAGTGGCAGTTCTAAATGACACATCGCATAAAAATCGTTTATTCTTAACAGTAGAGGCTCAGAATTATCGTCCAAACACCACGCATGTAACGTGATATGTTTTTCAAAACCATTGCCTCTACGGTTCATTATCATCTCATCTTGTTCTGACCACGAATATGGTTGGATTCTAAGCATCTTTGTGGATTAAAACATAATAACCACTATATCATTTACAAACTTTAAAACCTAGTTTAGACTAGGTTTTTACAATAGAACTATTATAATAGTTCTAGGATAGCCCCAAATACTCTTTTAGATTCGGTATAGGCTAACCCTGAATAATTCAAAACTCGTAAGTATTCAGGGTTACCGTTTGAATTATCAGACTCTATTTCTAGTTGACCGTCAGCCGTTATCCGATATACTTTGTATGGTGGCAAATCGGATTCGGTAAAATCACTAACCCGACTATATCCTAGATTTATTTTACTAATCAGCCAAGTATAACCTAACTGAATAGCTGACCGCAAACTTTTACTGTATGTATTTTGGATGATGTATATTTTACCATCTAAAGATGTATACACATATGGTGATTGTTTAACATCGGTGACACCGATTTGTATGTTTTTATGTATTTCGATTGATATATAGTCGGGACTAGTCACCAGATTTACCCAAGAAGTTATACGGTCCTTCCCCGCGAATATAATTTCATTGGCTCTAGCTTTGAAATCAGATTCTTGGGTCAAAATGTCATGCAATAATTTAGGTTGCGGTTTAACATCACCAGTTATGGTTTTCTCGTAATTCTTAAGAAAATATACCAGACCTTGATAAAATTTTTCAGAATAGGCCTGGAATTTACCGTAATCGTCAATTATACCGGTGGTCTTCTCTTTTATAAAATCAACGACATCGTAGATGTCGTTGAAATTTGGCAACCACCGGGTGCCAGAGTTTACAAGTTGACTCATATCATAAATATTAGCAGTATCGGTGGTACTAATGCTAATATTTATTGTCAAATATTCATCAATAAATGTATCTAATGCACCGTGATATTTACCGTAAGCTACTAACAATAATTGCATATATAAGCTAGCGGTTCGACGCAACTTTTGTAATCTCAGATATCGAGAACCAGTGGGGTTCATTGATAATGAAGGTGGACCTTGTGGTAAACTTGACACAAGGTCCATTACCGAAGATCTTACCGGTAATGATTGGTCCGTTACCATTACCGAAGATCTTACTGGTATGAAGAACGCATTATCTAGATCTAAATAACTATACCATAGGCCTATAATTTTGGAATCACTGATCGTGATTCGGGTCGGGTTTTGCAGACCCTTAACTCGGATTACACTGTCGATCGGTGGTAATCCGTTTGTTAAATCATCAGCCATAATATTATCAACATCTGACGGTTGCCCTGGTTGTACGTACATAATTATAGAAACTTCAGGGACCGTGAATTGGACAATCCTAGTTTTACCAAGATCATCTATAGTCTGGGCAATTATGGTACCACCAATACTCTTTATAATTCGTTTGTAATCGAATACTGAATACATATCAAGTCGGGCCTGTAATAATGATAATCCAGACATTTCTGATTCAACCTGCCATGTTATACTTTTGAGTGAATTTTGGTACAAAATGTGCACTTTACTGGAAAGTTCAGTATCTTGAACTTTTGTAACTGTAAATATGTTAATTTTTGGTTTACCCCTGGGTGAAGATACCATCAAGTCTACCTGAGGATAACTCATGGAATCAGGCTTACCGCCATAATGCTCATACACTAATACGGTCGGTCGGTCGCTATCGTAATATCTGACATTAAATAGTTTAAATCTAGGAGAACATATACCATTCGGCGTGAACACGTAAATATTTATACCGAAATACTCTTCTAAAGCTCTATAGTATAGTTTAGGATCAAGATATATGTTAAAATTCGCCAAATTCTTATACCTAGATTCGGGGCTCATATCAAACGTTTCCTGACTCATGATGTTGGTATTTATGGTATTAGCAATACTAAATCTGATCCCAGCCATATATTCTTCAATCTTGGATACTGATGTAAGCTGTTGATATCTAGGATCAACAGCTGCGATTATTGAATGTAAAAAACTATTAGGACCGATAATTGAACCATATCTATAGTAATCGTTATCGGGATCCAAAGTCCTGAGTACGGAACTAACTTCGGAGCTAATTACCGAGAATCTACCTGGAACTATTGTAAATCTGGTTAAGACTTCTTTGTCCACAAATCCTTCAAATTTAGAAACCGGTTTTTGACCCCTCAAATACTGGTACCAATTATTATTAGTTTTATTCATACTGTCATTCTTGTAACAGCAAGGTATAAATGGGTATTCCCGCTTATTCGATAAATTATTAATCTTTAGTCCTGGATACCGATGTTCACTATGATTACATACAAAAAACCAGTATGGATCTATCATATTCGGAAATGGCATAACTTGTAGACTTGGGTTGCCGTTCCAAGTATACACAGTCTTACCGGTTTTAATGTCAATCGTAGACGTAACATCCCCAGGTTCAATAGCTGTCGGTTGATACTTCTCACACTCTCTAGCATATAATTTAACTATCAGATTAGGAACGCCGCGTTCTTTGGAAATTTTACTGTCATAATCTTTGAGCATTTTGATAGATTTAGTCTTGACAGTTTTAGGCTTCTCACCCCTAATACCTCTAGTATCTATACCTGTAAAGAATTTTGAGTACAATCCGATAATTCTAGATGTTTGTGATTCATAAAATCTAAACAATCTACCCATTAGGTACCTAAAATGTATCGCTGCATTTTCATCACTAACATTATCAAACTTGATAGTAACATAATTTCCTGGACTCATAGTAGTTAATTCGCTCAAAACCGGGTAAGAAATACCAGTTTCGATAGTTTCGGATTTGATGATAGCCCGAAGTATTCTTGGCATTTCGACTCCTGATTTTTCTATCAATAACCGGAGGTCAGCTGCGTTCATAAATTCTGGAATATCGACAGTTCTTACAGTTAAATTGCTCTTATTAGGATAAGATTCTACTGATTCATCCATCAATATGTAACTTGAAAATTCAGGGGACAGTGATAATAGATCCATAAATACCACATCATTCATGTTTATATTGTACATGTTAAACCAACCTTTGATTGAGTCTCTAGATGGACTGGTAGTATCAACACTCATATCGACGTCATTACTTGATACAAATCGGTCGATAAGATATTCTTTATTACCTATGGCTCTACTGCTATCGATATTCTCAGTTAGTAGTATCTTGTTCTGGGGCACTCTATATTCTAAAGTTTCATAGCTACCAGTGTATATCCGATAATATAATGATAGTTTGGTATCACCGCCAGCTGTAACTAATTTTTTATAGTCTATTTTTCTGTCAGTTTCACCCCTATATATCCTATACAGCTGGTTACTAGTACCAGATTTACCAATGTCGTTATATTGAATTAACGGTACGTCGTTTGAAGTTGATGACTGATTAAACACATTAATACCAAATTCCGATTTAGCTAAGTCGTCTAAACTGATATATTCTGGATCGGTGATACTAACATCGAACGCGTACGATATTTTAGTTTTGTTGATATCCGACACCGTATATTTTCTGCTAAAAGTTGAGTTTAGTGTATTCTCAATTTCATTAATCCTGTCCACTATCCGTTCATCTTCAAAAAATTCATCAACCAATTTATCTAAAAAATCCAAGTACGAATTGTGCAGAGATCGTACATCGTTAATATCTACAGGATCAGATAATGTAGATATTAACATCGTTAATATCTCTGAGTTGAATTCGGTCGATAACAACTCAATATATTCTTGGCTGTCATCATCAAATTTTACATCACCTATCAAATTCTCGGTAAATCGTTGATAATATGCATATACCAGATCTACAAGCTCGAACTGGGGGTATAGCTTGTGAATTTCATTGGGGGTCTTATCAGGATGACGGTAAACTATACTTAAAGGACTCATGACAGTGAATCTAGTTCTAAAATCAGCATAGCTGGTGATATTCAGACTTTGACCGTCATTTTTATCATTCTGAATAATCCGACACCTACGGACCGGGTATTCAATCTGTATAGCAGTTTTATAAATATAAGTGTAGATAGTATCTAAAGACCTGCTATAATCTACCTCCATCTTTTTGAAACTCTGTTAAATAAATTCGAAGTTAAAAGAAACCACAATAAAAGATTTTCTTGTTATATCTGATCTAAGAATAAAAGATGGCATCGCTCGCGAGAGCTAAATTTAATCCAAATGGCTATCCTAGTTTAGAAGATACTGATAACCACCGTCAACTTGAAATAGTACAGAAGGGCAAGAATCGAGAATTAAAATTCGATACTGCCGAAATTGACCATGTGTTAGCCGATATGAGGAAGCATTCTGATTCCTATATCCGCGATCTTCACGGTGATCTGAAACGAGGCTATGATATGATTGTAAGGCTAGTAGATATGTTGTATGAAAGTGAGGGTTATGGTCACCTGTATAATTTAGTTAAGAAACATTTCGGTGATGTCGATAACGCGAAACCGGGTACGTTATGTGCGTACTTTGCTGGATGTCTGATTAATAGTAACCAGGGTGGCGGTGATTGCGGTGTGCTATGTGCGGGATCTTTACCGTTACCTAAAGGTATTTCCAAAGGAAAATGCGGTGAAACTGTGATCTTATGTACCTATAATAGTAAGCATCGCAAATACCATTTCAAAGTTTTGACCAGTGGCAGCAAATCTGACGCCATTGTTTATATGGAATCAGGTAACCCTGATACTTTTAGAGGTTTTACTAAACATGAGAAGGAAAAACTTAAAGGTATGGGTATTGAGAAGATATCTGTTAATTGGGTTCACCATAAATCAGGTTCAAAGATCGCACCTAAAGTTGAAATTAAAAATTTGCCCGATTTAGAGGAGTCCAACCGTGAAGACGGTGATGAAGACAGTGGTTCTGATCTGACCGCATTATGGATAATACTTGTTGCACTGGCGATAGTGATTATTATCTTATTCCTGGCTAATAGATAATTAAGTATAAAAACCCATGCCAGCATGGGTCTGGTAAGTATAAAAACCCATGCCAGCATGGGTCTGGTAAGTATAAAAACCCATGCTGGCATGGGTCTGGTAAGTATAAAAACCCATGCTGGCATGGGTCTGGTAAGTATAAAAACCCATGCTGGCATGGGTTTTTTCGTTTTATTAT